CTGTTAAGAATGTTATTAAGCTGGCTCGAAAAGAAAAGTTTGATTCAGTATTATGTGTGGGTGATGAGATTGATTTTCAAACCATTTCTAGATGGGCTGAGAAAACACCTTTGGCTTATCAACAAACCCTTGATGATGATAGGACAGCAACTCAAGAGATCCTTTGGGCTTTAACTGAGAATGCTAAGGAAGCCCACATTGTTCGATCAAATCACACCGATAGACTTTACAACACTTTATTAAAAGTACCGGGCTTAATTAGCCTTCCAGAGCTGCAATACTCCAAGTTCATGGATTTTGATTCTTTAGGCATAACCTTCCATAAATCATTTTATGAGTTTGAAAAGGGCTGGATCTTAGCTCATGGCGACGAAGGCAACTCAAATCCTAATGCCGGAATAACTGCCCTAAATCTGGCCAGAAAGGCCGGTAAGAGCGTAGTTTGTGGCCATACCCATAAGTTAGGTATGTCAGCCTTTTCTGAAGGCTTAGGAGGCCATTACAGGCCTTTATATGGCATTGAGGTAGGCAACCTTATGAACAAGGCAAAAGCGTCCTATACAAAGGGTCTAGCGAACTGGCAAATGGGTATTGCTATCCTTGAATGGAATGGCAAAAATATGACTCCTACGCTTATCCCTATCAACAAAGATGGATCATTTACAGCTCTTGGAAAGTCTTATGGGGCGTGAAACAGATTATCGGGATAGGACGATTGATGACCATATCGACGATTTTGAGGATATTAGCGTTATCTAATCGTTATAAACGACACGCCAAAAGACTGTTGCGCTGTCGGTAAATATCGTCATACTAATCCCAACGCAAACAAATGTTTTGCGGAACGGGAGCAACAAATGGAAAATGCAATTTATTTATCTATTGGGTTTATTACCCTTTATTGGTTTGTAGCCTTAAAAATAGAGGATCGCAAACAAACACATTACTGGCGTGGCCGCAAAGATGGCTGGGAATTGCATCGCCGAATGGTGCAAAACAAATCAGATCAGGTTTTTGATTATGACAAAAACTGAGGATTTATTAAATGAAGTCATTACTACGATCCAAGAGCGCGGAAGTGTCTATGGACATCCGTACTACAATCACAAAAGAATCGCAGGATTGTGGAGTGCATATCTTGATTTCCCAATCACACCACACCAGGCTGCTTTATGTATGGCGTTGGTCAAGGTTTCTAGGCTTACTGAAACTCCAGATCACTACGATTCAGTTAAAGACTTTGTCGCCTATGGAGCTATCTATCGGACAGTCCTCGAAGCAGTCCAAGACGATGATTTTGAATGGAAGGAATAATGTTTAATTTAGATAACTACGAAACAGTTGAATCAAGATTGGAAAAATGGCATGAGAAATACCCTGATAATCGTATCGAGACTGAACTCATTGAAGCGAATGACAAGCGGTTCATTGTATTTGCCAAGATATTCAAAACTGAAGCTGATCAGAAGCCATGCGCAACTGGTCTTGCTTTTGAGATCATTACAGAAAAGGGTGTTAATAGCACTTCTGCACTGGAGAATTGTGAAACTTCAGCGATCGGTCGTGCGCTCGCAAATGCTGGTTTCGCAGCTAAAGGCAAACGCGCTTCGAGAGAAGAGATGGCTAAGGTAAATAATAATCAGCCAAATGAGTATGAAAAGAAATTACAAGAAAGGCGTTATGGATCACCAGGTTCGAAATCAGCAGCCGTTGAGGATGCTTTAAGAGCTTCATTTGCTGTTGAAAATAAGCAAGATGATCCACAGGCTTGGTCTGTTGCTGAGGTTGTAGATCAGATTGGTGCATCAACGCCTAATGAGCCACCAGCATGCGAACATGGTCATATTCTTAAACAAGGCATATCTAAGACAGGTAAGCCATATTATGGATATGTTTGCAAAGGTAAAGTTACTGAACATGCCAAATGGGCAAAGATGACAGCTAATGGCAAATGGTTCTTTGAGGGGGTTGAATAGTGGGTTATATTGCCTTCATAAATGGTAAAGGACTTCAAGTTGTCATGGATGATAATGGTGTCCATTTAGAGGAATCTATTGTCAAATGCGAAGTATGCGATGACGATAGAATCTTTAAGGATGGCACATGTTTCAAATGCCACGAATTGATTAATTATGACGAATCCAACTAGGTTTAAATGCAATGGTTGCAAACGCGACACAGAGTTCTTATGGCTTGATGCTACTGATATGCCAGATGGTTTCAAGTTATATCAATGTATGGATTGCGGATGTGTAGGAGTCAAGAATGTCGTTGAAGCATTGGATGTTCCTGATTCAGATATTGCTAGATGCGAAAAGTGTGGGATGTGGAAGTTTGCAGCCAAAGCGTGCCACACATGCGAATTGATTGGAGCAAAATGATAGGTAGTAGGCAAAAAAAGGGTAATCCAAGAAATGATGATTTTTACACACCCAAATGGTTGTTCGAATCATTAAATGTTAGATTCGATTTAGATGTATGCGCTCCTACTGGTGGAGTTGAATGGTTGCCTGCTGATAAACATTTTGACATAGAAATAGATGGATTAAAACAAAATTGGCACGGATTTATTTGGTGCAACCCACCATATTCAAATCCAAAGCCTTTTATTGAGAAGTTTATTCTCCATGCCAACGGAATTATGTTAGTTCAAGTATCTAAATCTGATGCTTTTATTAAATTATGGAATGCTGCGGACGCAATCATGCTTCTGCCACGCGACATAAAATTTGAACATAAAGATAATGGCCGGAAAGACATTTTTATGCCTGTTGCTTTGTTTGGCATGGGTAAAAAAGCCGTAGAAGTTATAGAATCAACTAAAATAAACAGGGTGCGATAATGCCTACATACGAATATAGCTGCAAAGAATGCGGAACTTTTGGATCAGTACATAGGACTTACAAAGAGGATGATGGCGGTATGCGTTGCCCTAAATGCCATATTGACATGACAAGAATCTACTCATCAGTAGGATTGGTGTTTAAAGGTGATGGATGGGTTGGTAAATCTAAGTGAAATTATTAGACCTTTATTGTGGAGTTGGTGGAGCGTCAGTTGGCTATGCTAAGGCTGGATTTGAAGTATTTGGCGTAGATCTTAAACATGGCAAGCGATATCCATTTACTTACTTAAGGGCTGATGTTTTAGATATTTTAAGGGATGAAAATTACATTGATCAATTTGATGTAATTCATGCTAGTCCACCATGCCAGACCCACAGCATAACTAAGCATTTGCGTAATGCTCAAGGTAATTCAACGAGTAAATTAGATCTAATTCCTGAAACTCGAGAAGCATTAATTGCATCTGGTAAGCCATACATAATTGAGAATGTAGTTGGTAGCCCATTGATTGACCCAGTACAACTTTGTGGTTCATCATTTGGATTAAAGGTTCGTAGGCATAGGCTATTTGAATCTAATATGCCAATTAAAGGCTCAGTATGCGATCATAAGAATCAAGGTAGGCCAATTGGGGTTTATGGTGCTATGGGTGATAAGCCACAAGGTTTAGATAAAGCTACTGGTAAGTATGTTTATGGTGGTCAAGTAGCAAACACTATTGATGAAGCTAGAATGGCTATGGGTATCGATTGGGCTATCTGGAGTGAGTTAGTCGAAGCAATACCGCCAGCCTATACTGAGTATTTGGGGGTTCAATTACATGAATGGCTTTGATGAACAATGGATCGATACCGATGATTTACGGATCACGACATGCCGTCTGACCTGCGGTTTTGTTAGGTAGGTATTGACACATATGATACGCTCTAGGACGCATTCGCCCTCAAGGCGAAAAGGCGAGCCGCGCTGCGGTAAGCTCGCAAGGTGCACGCTAGTTGGGCTCGCTCTATTTGTAGCACAAATTGTAGGCCTTGAAAGAGCTGAATCTCAAACAATAAAAGTAAATACATTAAAACAAATTACATTTCATAAGATGAATTACAACTTTGAACAGTTTTACTGTTTAGATGAGATTGTATATAAAGAATCAAGATGGAACTACAAAGCCAAAAATCCTAAGTCAAGTGCTTATGGATTATTCCAGATACTTAAGAGTAAAGAAAAAGATCCTATTAAACAGATTGATAATGGATTGAAATACATAAATGCAAGGTATGATGGATGCGCGTGTACTGCGCTTGCACACCATAAGGCTAAGGGTTGGTATTGATGGGTAAGTCAGCTATTGGAACAAGGCATTGGAATGACAAGATCAGACCACGCATCTTGGCTAGAGATAATTACACATGTTTCTATTGTGGACAGTATGGAGATACAGTCGATCATTTAATTCCAAGAAGGCTAGAAGGAACTGATAGTGATGATAATTTAGTTTGTGCTTGTCGTAAATGCAATTTTGCAAAGGGTGGGCGTTTTTTTGTGAGCAAGCGGAGACCACCGACCCCCCTTTCCTTTTCTAACCCACAAAACACCTCGATCGCTCACGATCAGGCTGGATCGCTTTGAACAATTTTGAAAAAGATTTGATCGACTCACTTAAGGCTCA